ATGAAGTTTAGATTATTTCTTCTTGGTTTTTTGGCTTTAAGTTGTCATGCAGACGAAAACATAAATGATCCCGAGATTTGTAATGTGGTAAAAAAAGTCGCTTATACTGTCATGGAGGCCCGTCAACAAAAAGTTCCATCTCAAGACTTGCAACAGATAGCGAATGGTCTCGAAGACCCAAAAGCGAAACAACTTTATCAGGATTTAATTAATTCGGCTTACTCGACCAAAATATTCAAAACCAGTTTCTTTAAAAGAAAAGCAATAGAAGATTTTCAAACAGGCTGGTATGAAGAGTGCCTTAAAAGAAATGAAAAATAATATTAGAGGGTGTGGGATATATTAATCAGCCAATCTGAAATTTAATGTTTAAAAAGAAAATTTTAGACTGAAAGGTCTGTATGAAAGGCTAAATTAAAATAAATATTTTGAATTTTTCTTAAAGTTAAAACTAAATGCTCCGAAGATGCCGCTGCATGTGTCGTTACCCTGAACCCGATGAGTTCTCGGGTGAAAGTGATTTTATAGCACTACGAAACGATATTAGAACATATATTAGCATATGAAAAGTATTTTTAAGTATTTGTATTTTAATAAAAACACCTGAAACAATACTAAACCTCATGTCATAATACGACAATATACTTAATTTGCCTACTATCTGCCTATTTCTTTAAATTTGCCTATTTTTATATGTTTTTAGCCTATTGTTTGCCTACTAAATTTTTACAAAAAAAGGCGGTTAAACCGCCATTTGTGATGTTGATTGGATGCGCTGCCGTTCAATATAAGCTAACACATCAGCTTTTTTATAAATAATTTTTCGATAGTGAACTTTTGCAAAAGGAATGCCGCCACCTTCACAGCGCTTTTTCTGCAACCATGAGGTTGAAACATCAAGTATTGCAGCAAGTGATTCTGGTGAAAACTCTTCATCATCATTGGCGGCATTGAATTTATCAATCTCAGCTTGTTTATTAATACATTTCACTTCTTTCATTCACGCCACCATCTTATAAATACGTTTAACTTCATGATTCAGCTCATCCATCGCTGAACGACCTTCTTTGAAATATTTCAAAAGCATTAACTTGTAGCGCTCTTGAGCTGCTTTGTTCATCACACCCTCATTTGTCACTGTAAGGGTGGCTTTATTACCTTTAATTAGGTTTACGCCATGAGGTGTACCTCTACCGCGATAGCCAGCATTAACGTTGAAAACAATGAACTTCTCGAAAAGCTGCTGGGGTAGCAGCTTTGGTTCGAAAAGAAACTCAGGAATATTCTCTTTCGACATTAGAATGGTTCCTCCAGTAAGTAATCTGGATCGTTAGAAGAAAGGCTTTCTAATTCAGCTCTACGCTTTCTTACGTATCCCATGAGCTTTGGCTGAATCTGTGGATCACGTGCTGCAACATCAATTTCAAGAGCATCAAGTGTTGTAAGGTCTGGTGCATTTTGGATCTGAACCATTAATGAAGGCGGCTCACTATCAACAGGCTTTTCATCTGCAAGTTCAGTTAAACGCTTGTGAGTAGCTTGGAGCAAAGGTTCCATTTGTTTATCAGACCAAGTACGGGTATAGCGATAAACAGCATTTACTTCGGCAGGTGTTTTTGACTCAGATACGCGCTGTAAAAGTGTCTCTAATGTTTTTTGATATTCAGGATCTAATGTCGGGTCATTAGTATCTGGAACTAATAGATTCTCAGAAGCGGTGACATTGATTTGTTCTGTAATAACAATTGTGGGCTGTTTTGCTTCAGCAATAACTTCAGAAGTCTTTTCTGAAACCACTGTTTGTTCAGATTTAGCTTGTTTACCTTTTTGACCTTTGAGTTTGTCTTTCGTTACGTCTATTACTTGAATATCAGTAATCATATTGCCAAAAGCTTTACCAATTGCTTGAAGTTGAAGTTTTGCATTTTCTTCATCAAGCTGGGCAAATCCATTACCAACAATTAGACATGTTTCACCATGTTTAGAGTTATAAGTAGTACGCAAGATGTGTGAAGGCATAACAATATAGATATCTTGGCCATCTTTTAAATCATGTGGTTCAACAGGCTTTGTAAATTGAATTTCAGCCAAAATAGTTGTTTCGCGTTGGATGCAAAACTCATAATTTGGTTGCGCAAATACTGTAGCAGGGAATTGCCCTAAGTCGCTAAATTCAAGCATATCTCCAATGGGTCTACACATAACTGTGAATCCATTTAGAAGAGCATCAAATGCTTCAGTTGCAGTGATTAAATTATTCATGCTGTCATCCCCGTTTTAGCCAATGTTTCAATTTCTTTTTTAACTGCTGGTAGTTTTGCCGCTTCAATTTGAGTTAGGGCATCAATACCGAAATGCTCACAAACTGTTTTCACATCGAGGCCGCGTTCTGCTATAAATTTCTGAAGTTCATCACGCTGTACAGATGAAATCTCAATAATGTTATTTGCCGCCTGTGTCTGGTTTTGGCTAAGTTGATTCTCGTGTTCACGAGCTGTTTGTTCATTCTTACGAATAATGTTTAAGAGCTGATTTTTTGTTTCTTCAAACTTTTGTTGTTGGAGATCCATTAAGCTATTCAACTTACGCTTTAAACAGTAAGTCTCAATATTGATACCAGCCCGATGCATAAGATCTTCAATTTCTAGGAACTCATTACCATCTATAGTCGCATCTGCAGAACCAGATTGAAGCCATTCACGTAAACAAACACCAGTTCCTTCATTGATCATCATTGGTTCAGTGAAAATATGAGTTCGATCTTTTGTGGCATTTGCAAAGTGATCTGCATTTAGGTCAAGAACAGTAGTGAACTCATATTCAATACCATCACGTTGTTCAGACTTCATACCAACCTTTTCGACTTTCTTTTTACCATTGGTTTCGGTTTGGATCGTATCCATCTTGCTACGCAGAGTTACGATGACATGAATACTTGAATGAAGAATCGCATCTATAAATTTGCGATGACGTGGGGTAACTTCACTCCATGCTGCCCAACTATTACCTTTAAATTTACCTTTGGTTAGGGTGTCTACGATTTCTAAACATCCACCTGTACCAGACCATTCATGGGTAATACTGTCTAAAATTAAAATATCAAAACCTGCTTGCTCAGCTGCTTTGATTGCACTTATAAACTTTTCGGGTGTATATGGAGGAGTTAGGTTTGCAGCATAGAATTCATAACGGTCTGCATAAAGTGAGGCACTGCTGTCTTCGGTATCTACTACAGCAATTCGACCACCAATCCCAGCAGCAAGCTTTAGAGCGCTTTCAGTTTTTCCTGAACCCGTAGGGCCTGATAATGCAAGTCTTAATTTAGCTCGCTTACGTTCAGCTTTTTGAAAAAATACATTCATTTTTATTATCCTTATCTTGAGCCAGTGAAGCCGCGAGAACGCTTATAGTTTTTGCGGTCATGTGACGGAATGTGTGAACCACCTAGATCTTTAGCTAGTTGCTTAGTGCGCTGGAAGCTAATTACTTGGGTGAGTACTTCCCAAACTTTGGGATAATCAGCTTTGAATTTTTCAACGTTTAGAGGCGTCTTAACTTCATCCTTAACTTTGTATAAAACTGTGCCGTTTGCATTAGATGCATAAACGATCCAGCCAATACGCACTGAGTAGAGGCCTGTTTCATCACGGCCCAAGTAAGACTTGTATCCGTCAGGGTGTTTTTTGAAGTTAGCCATGATTAAGCCTCCACCAACTTATTACGTTCGATGAAACCTTTGAGAAGGGCATTGATATTGCGGTGATCGTTGTAATCAGTGAAATCGTTGTAAGACTTACCGTTTACATCGGTGATTTCATTGATAGTGAGCTGGGTTACATCTACCGCAGTAAACTCTGAACCTTGTACACCGTAGCTATCAGGATGAGTTTCAAAATCAAAGCTAACATTTACGCGGAAGCCATCAAGCTTGATAACGGCAATGCCTGAGGTTTTACCTGTGATTTTTGCTGTTTGAACGCCGTAATCACTCGGCTGAGTTTGTGGTGTAAATGTGTAGGGTTTAGAAGCGAAGCCTGATTGTGCAGTTTTATATTCACAAGATGCTAAACCAGCAATCAAAAACATAGCTGTAAAGCCTGTCACTTTGATGTGGTTGAAAGGTATTGCATTTACGTTCATAATTGATCTCGCAGTTTACAAAGCACATCGAAAGGTCAGAGAGTCGGTGTGCTTTTTTGTTGTCCGTGAGATAAATTAAACCAAAGGTATAAGTTAAAATCAAGATATAATTAAACCAAAGGTAGAAAATATTTTTATAAGTGGTTTAATTTTGGTGTAATAAATAAAAGAAAACCTGCACTTGGCAGGTATAATTTTTTGTAAAAATAAGTTTTATTTTTGTGGATTGGGTTTAATTGGACTACTTAGTTTACCTTGTTTTGATAATTCAACGACTTGTTCATTGATGAGTACAGGCACAAAAAGCTATCACCTTTAGCCTGCGCGCCAGACTTGGCGGCCCATTACTTTAAAATTTATACCGTTTTGTTCAGTAACAGTTCGATCACGATATTTTTCATTTAAACTGTGAAGAATTAAAGTACCACCTTGTTCTTTAAATATTTTTTTAATCATGCCTTCACCTTCAAAATAAACAGCGTAAATTTCACCGTCAATAATATTTGTCTGGGATATATCAATTCCTACTAGGTCATCATGGTAGATATATTCTTCCATGCTATCGCCTTTTGCTTTAATTAATCTAAAACATGAAGGGTCGACTTGTTTTTTCTTAAAGAAAGATGGAGGAAAAGGATATTTCCCATTTATCACATCAAAATGAAACTCAATTGATTCCCCAGTACCGCATGAAAAATTAGCTTCCACCAAATCTATCCATATATATCCATTGCTGATTTCAAACTGAACAATATCGGGTTCAAGTATGTCATCAGTATCAAAAGATGCATTTTCCTTTTTATTTAGTCCATGTTTTTCCATGAACTCTTCAACATTTAAATGGTTAATTTTTACAGGATTACCACCGTTTAAAAGCCAGCCAGCATCAACTTCAAGTAAAGCGGCAAGCTTATCTAAAGTCTCTTTTCCTATTTGGCCCTTTTTCCACTTAGCTGGAGCCTGAGGGGATAAACCAATTGAAGTTGCGGCTTTAGACCATGACAACTTCTTTTTTTTCAGTGAATCCTGAATACGCTCAACCATTGTACTCATATTAATCATTGCTTTTAACCTTTGGTTAAATTCTCGTTTAAATTTTTATAAAATGAAAGCAACCATAGGTTGAATTAAATTTTAACTCATGGTTTAATTTATTGATCAATTAGGTTTAATAAAGGTTTAATATGAATCCAATTCAGTTAGCAATCGAAGCTGTTGGTGGTAGAACTAATGCATCTTCATTACTTGGTATTTCCTATAACGCTGTAAGAAAGATGGAAGAAAAAGGTGTTTTGCCTCGTACAGATTACACCGAGGAAACTTCTTATTCCAAAATTCTGGCAGATAACAGCGAAGGAAAAATTACTAAAGAATGGCTGCTTGATAAGGCTAACCCTAAGCATCTCCAATCAAATAAACCTTCTTAAAACAAGTATCAAGCAAAAGATTTAAAAAATATATGTGAAGGGAATGAGGAATTTCACAATGCAAGAAATGACCTTAAGCCGAGATGCACAAATAGCACTCTGGCAGATTGTAAATAACACACCTAATTGCACAGCAAAAGAAATTGCCCAAGCAATAGGGGATACACATAACTCGGTTTGTAATTATGGCAACCCAAATATGCCAGCCTATCTACCAAGCCTGAAAAAGCTTGAGGCAATGATTTATTTCACACAAAACCCAGCATTACTCAAAGTTTGGGCGCATGAATTGGGATTTGCTTTAGTTCCGGTCGGATGCGACAGCTCCAAACATCATGAGTTATCAATCTTTGAAGCAATGATGCAACACAACATTAAAAACGGTAAAGCCAATCGTGTTGTTTATGAGGCATATGAAGACGGAATTATTACGCCATTGGAATATGAAGAAATTCACCATCTAACGCAAAACCTTATCGAACTCATTACGGCAGTTGATCAGGCAGCACTAAAGCAAATGAAAAAATGTTCAGCGGAATTAGGAAATGAAAAAGCCTGATGGTCAAGATCAGGCTTTTCAATTCAATTACTTGCTAGAGGAATCGAATATGCAAACTAATTTATCAAATCAAACGGATAAAGACAATCTGCAAGAGCAGAAGCGTCAGCAAATTATTCAATCTTGGTATGAACCAGCTCTAAGAACTTTAGAAGGATTGCTTGAAGTACGTAAGCAGAATTTGCGAGACCAAAAACGTGATGAAAATAATGCAGCAGTAATACGTGATGAGTTTATGCATGCACTTTCTGTGCAGCACAGAATGCCAATTTTCCATGCTGGTCAGATCATCTCAAGTTTATATAGAGCCAAACGGATTCGCTATTTAGGAAGCACTTTCATTCAATTGAATGATGAGGGGGATAAATGAGCTTAGACGCTACTATATGGGCTTGGAAAAAGAAATTCACACCGGAAAAGGGTGGTTCCTCTCCAGCTCTTAAAAAATTAGTGCTGCTTTCAATGGCTGATCGTGCGGATGAGCAACACTGCTGTTATCCGAGTTCTACACGTTTGTCTGATGACTGCCAGATTAATAAAAAAACCCTTTTTAAGATCTTAGATGAGCTAATTTCTGAGGGCTTAATTTTTGATACAGGTGAAAGAAAAGGCAAAACAAAGCAGGTAATTGTCTATCGTCTAATTGGTGTGCAAGGTCGTGAAAATACAGTACCAATATTGGAACAGTTAGATGGCGAAAGCCTTGATACACAAGGGGAAGATTTCCATACAGTACCAACGTTGGAACAGTACCAACATTTCCAGCAAACAGTACCAACATTTCCACCAAAGAGTACCAACGTTGGTACACGGAATCTATCAAGTAATCTTTCAGATGAATTTAAAAATAAAAAAACTTGGCTTTGTTTAAAAAAACTTCGTGAAGAAATTTTACTTTCTGACAAGACCGTAGATTTTGACAAACTCGTAATGGAGTCATGGTATCACCGTGAATTAAGAGCATTTGAACTCAACAATGCAGCAAAGAATCTTTGTGATGATCTTTTGATTTTCCATTTTGCTGATTGGTTACTTAATGCAAAAGCCAAATACGAACGCCGTCAAAAAGCATCACAACCGGCTAAGTCATTTTCTGGTGAACAAAACAATTCAACCGGTTTAAGTCAAAAGCAGATTGCTGTCTTCGCTGACAAGCTTTCTAAACATCCTGAGTTTTCTAGCAAGTATGCGGAAGGTAACGAAAGCTATGAACAACTTGCAGCACGTATTGCAGTAAAACTCGCAGATCCTGTACATCAGCAAAAATTGATGCCTTATCTCATTCAGGTTGGATTTCAACAGGGCAAAGGAGCAGCAGCATGAATAAATTTGAAATTTTAGTGTGGGCAATGCTCATCTCAATCGTAACTGGAGTCATCTGTGGCGTTGTAGTGCTTTGGTGGCATACGTGCAAGGAGGCAATTCCGGAGTGAGTTCAATGAGCCTTGCTGAATATCGTGATTTGTTTCCTATTCAGAAAAATAAAAAGCGCCGTTCAGTAAAGCAAACACGGGAATCAAGTGTAGGGGAGGTTTTATTAGCAACACATCTTAAAGCCTGCAAGATTGATTTTGAGCAGGAATATAAATTCCATCCAAAACGTAAATGGAGAGCAGATTTTTTAATTACGGGTACTAAGATTTTGGTCGAAGTTGAAGGTGGTATTTGGAGTGGTGGACGGCATACCAGAGGCAAAGGCTATTTAGGGGATATGGAGAAATACAACGAAGCAACAATGATGGGTTTTACAGTTTTACGGTTCAGTACAGAGCAGGTAAAAGCAGGCGTGGCGATTAAACAAATTGAGCAATTGGTAGGATATAAAAAATGATGAATTCCGAAGTAAAAATTAAGCCAACAATTCGAATGATGCAAAATGAGCTTGCCCAATGGGGAAAGTGGGCACGATACGCATCTTTTAATCCTAGTGAGTTAAGTTATAAATCTCCAAGTTTGGGGTTAATACTACTGAAAAAGGCTTATAAAACTAAAGGTGTTCAAGTTACTTTAGATGATGATGCATTAGTTGCAATTGATCACTTGGTAACCCAGTTAAAGCTATCTAGACCAGATCTATACCAATGGATTGAATTTCATTATTTAAAGGGCTATCCAGTATCAGTATTAGCTAATAAAACAAAAGTTGCTCGTTATAAAATTGATGGCTATTTAATAGCTGGTGAAACATGGCTTGATTGCTTATTAGAAATGATGTTACTGAAAATAAATAAAAATAAAGTTTGATCGGTATAAAGAGCCCTTGATAAGAGGCTCTTAAGTATTTTAATTTATTGACTTACATCAAGTATGGTATCTTCGAATCGAATTTCATATATATCTGCATTATTTTTAATTCCATCTTCATAATCAATTGTGATTATCGCTTGATATTCCTTCTCTAAACTTTGAGTAAAATTAGTGTATTTGAGATAAAAATATTTTCCATTTTCTCGATCGTAAATAGAATCATCTTGAGATGGGATTGCAAAGTCAACAGTAATTTTAACGTTAAAAGTAACCTCATATTCAGATTCTATGTCAGATACGGATATAAGGTTTTTGTTGGATATACCGATATCCTCAATTTGAACATTCTTTACAACATCATAAATAAAGTTTTCTTCATATTCAGATGCCGTATATTCAGCGTTTTGAAATTTTTCTAAAGCTCTACTAAGTATTTCATCTTTTAAATACTCGAAGACTTTATCAGCAAATTCTGCTGGTGCTTTTAATTCTTCATCATTATGGATAATTAAGCTAAATAAATCATTTATATCATTTAAATGGTTAAGATTGTCGTATTGATCCGTATAGGATTTCATATCAGGATCTGAACTAATTACATATAAATCATGCTTCCTTTTTTTACTAATAGTATTTATAGCATCTAATACGAATGCATCTGGAAATTCATACTTTTTTTGAGCGTTACTAAAAGGAGGCTTTGAACTAAAATAACTATCAAAAATATCTTTTATATTTGCACAATCAGTGGGAACGATCTCAACATTTTGCGATTCAATAAATTCAATGAATTTTTCATTAATTTTCACTTCAATGTCTTCAGCTGTAGGAATGTTAGGATTTCCTGAATACGGTAGCCCCTCTGCTATAACCAATATTTTTATATCATTATCTTTTTTAAATAGTTTTTTTAATTTTAAGTGTGCTTCAATAGAGGTCTCTTTAATTTTTTTTTCAATTTCTCTTTTAGTAATATCAGGCATAAGTAAGTGAATTTTATTATCATTTAAGTATTGTTGAATACGACCTAAAGAATTAATTCCAAAGTTGAAATGTTTACTTATAAAAATACACGTATCTATAAATACCAGTCGACTTCTAAGTTCCTTTTTTACATCCATTTGATAAACCTTTTGAAATTAAGCTAAGAGAAGGATTTATATGATTATAAATTTTTAATTTATAGAAAAGTTATTTGTTTTTAAATTAATTTGACATGTATACAAAGAGGTGGCATATTTGTGATAACTTGGCGATTTTGTAATTTATTCGCCATTATAAAGGCTCGCTTATGCGGGCTTTAATGTTTTTAAAGGATAAAAAATGTCAGCTGAAATAGCTTCGATAACTTCGGCTTTAATACAAGGCTGGTTTACATTTATTGGAGCTCTGCTTGGGGCACTAGCTTTAATTGGTACTGTTTGGTTCGGTGCCAAATCTGCATTAAACGCCCATAAAGCTGACAAGTTGGCAGAAGCAAAAAGAGATATTTATTTAGAATTAGTTAAAAGTTGGTTTAATTTTATAATGGTATTTACTTCTTATCAAAATATTAAAGAAGATATCGATCTACAAACACAAATGGATGATTTTTTTGATAAATTAAGCTTATCCTTTAGAGATTTAACTACAGCTTTACATCAATCTAGCTTTATTTCTGAACCATTGACAAAAGAAAAGATACTAGATTTTACAATGAAGCTTAGTGGAGATTATTTCTTCTTAATAGGAAAAGTTGCGCAGTACTATCTCATAAAAGAAGAACGGAATGACATATCACTTCAACTAATGGATTTTATGAATGAGTATGGACTTGAATGTCTCGAACTACAAAAGGATTTAAGAATTGAAATTGGCATTTCAGAAGATGAAGCCGTTAATTTGCGAATTTTAAAAAAGCAGAAAGAATTTGCAGAAAAAATTAAAAATAAAATTATGAAAATCCGAAGTGAAGATTTTGATGATTAGTTATTCTTAAAGCATAATAATACAATTAATAAAGCAAAAAATATTATAAGGAATTCTTATGGGAAGTTACGAGATTGATAACGAATTATTGTCATTAGGTGTTTCTAATCTTTTATCAGATTCAGCTAATGGTGTTTTAAATTGGGCGGGTTATGGGGCTTTTAATGTCTTTAGCAATGTTGTTGCAATTAGAACTAATGCAGATTGGGAAATTTCAGCCATTGCCCATGGTCCTAGAAGTCATACACTTGAATTGAGCATAACAATTAATGAAAGGCTTAATTCTGGTCAACTTTCGGTAGGTTTAGCAGTTTGGAAATTTTCTTTAATTGACTCAAATGTAAAAGTAATAAATTCAGCTTCCACGGATGAATTACTTATTAAGTTTATGAAAAATACCAGATCAGTAGAGCATCGAGAACCTGTTGTTATGAATGCTGGTTCATATATTTTAATAAGAGACACAAATAAGCATTTAGAGTGATATATAGCTCGGAAGTTTTAAGTGCCTCTAACTTTTTACTTTATGTGTTAAGCTGATCTTTATAATTTTATGGAAGCTTGCAATGTATATTTGTATTGGCGGTGATTTGGACGGTGAAGTTGTAAATGACCGTGAAGGTACATATTTTGAAGCAAGTGAAATAGATTCATCTAAAGAATCAACTTACAACCGCCAGAGTTATGTAGTTGGTGAAAACACATATAGATTTTGGCTGTGTGCGGAAATATCGTATTTTGAAACTACAAAAATCGCCAAAAAACATCTAGCAGAAAAATACACTTATCTCTCTTAAACCAGAACTTAAACACATAGAAGCCCGCCATTTGGTGGGCTTTTTCTTTTTGGATTATGTATGACTGAATTTCAAAAAATCACACAGGAAATAATGCTGCTTCAAATTGAGCTAAATCATTTTGGTTGTTGCACAACACAAGGATTATGCGCTGAAGAAATCGCTCAATTAGATGAGCGTTTTTTTTTGGCTTTAGATCAACAAAACAAGTTAATTGCTCGACTCAACAACAAGCCTAAAGGTTTTCTTTGAAGAGGTCCTGAGCAATGGATGAGAAAGATTACTTCTGGCTTACAAGAAAAAAAGAACCTAAAACAAAACCTAAAAGCCGACCATTGCCTAAAGCTAAACAAAATTACTTAGAGGCAGAAGAAACCCTATTTCAAGAGCTAGAAGAACATCGAGTTGGCTATCGTCGAAAATTTCAATTTGAATCAACTAAAAATTGGCGATTTGATTTTTATATTGTGAAGTTAGGACTTCTTATAGAAATCGCTGGAAGCCCGTGGTCGGTTGGTCGAGGTGGACGAAAGATAGCAAATTCCCTGTGTAAGTATGATCTTGCTCTAGATAAGGGTTTTAAATTTGAGCGTCTTGAACCTCATCAAATTGAATCAGGTTATGCAATTAACTGGATTATGAGCGAATTAGCGAGAATCGATAATGGAACAAATCAGACCATTCCCGCCTCAGGACTTGATTGATAAAGCTGAAGAGGATGAGGCAATTAGATTGGCTCCCGCACCAGACTTAATGAATTGGATGATCACAAACTTTTTAACTATTGGTGGACCACTACATAATCCTGATCACGATCATATTGCTGAGCTACTTCACGACAACGAAGCGTTTCTAGCTTGTGCATGGGCATCATCTGCATGTGTTGCTAAAAAGCGTATGGTTCTAGGCCAATGTGAAAAGGTAATGTTCAATCAAGGTGGATGGAAGAAAGCTCGTCAAGAGCAGCAGATGCATGATTGGTTTGGCTTTGTGCCAACTTATCTCATCACTATAGATGCAAGTTATTGCGACCAAGCTAATGATCGTGATTTTTGTGCATTGATAGAGCATGAGCTTTACCATATAGGTGTTGAGCGCGACGAAGATGGTGACATGTTGATTAGCACCACTACGGGATTACCTAAACATTATTTGGCTGGTCATGATGTCGAAGAATTTATTGGTGTAACCAAACGGTGGGGAGTAGGTAAGAACGTTAAGCGACTTATTGAAGCTGCGAAAAACTCGCCGTTTGTTTCTGATTTAGATATATCAAAATGCTGTGGAAACTGCGTTATCACATAATGAGCCTTAGGGCTCTTTTTTTTTGGCTATTTAGGTTGACGTAGGTTGACAGGATTGAGGATATGGCGGCTCTAAAAAAAGAGGTAAAACTCTTTATAGTTCGCTCACTTGCCGTATTTAATACACCCACAGAAACTGCTGAGCTCGTCAACCAAGAATACGGGATAAAAGTTACTAAGCAGCAATGTGAAAAATACGACCCAACTAAACGGGCAGGTGAGAACCTAAGTGAAGAGCTAAGAATAGATTTTGAAAAGACCCGTGAAAAGTTTTTAGGTCAGCCTGAGGCCATACCTATTTCTAATTTAGCGGTACGCATGCAGCGCTATGAAAATCTATTTCTGAAATATAGTAAAAACCGTGTTGCTGCTACTAGCATTCTAAGACAAGCGGCTGAGGACATTGGCGGGAAATATACCAACAAAACAGAGCTAACCGGCGCTGGTGGTGGACCACTCCAAAGCGAAAATATTACCTATGTGACTGCTACCGATGAGCAGGTAAGGCAGGCAATAGATGAACTCGAGAACGAATATTGATCCTGTTAAAACCAAGGCTAAGCGGATTAAGTGCGAGAAAGAACATTTATTCTTTACCCGTGCATTTTTCTTGCCTCGTATGGGCTTTAAATTTTCGGTCAATTGGCATCATGAATACATTGCCGACAAGATTGACGAGGTAATTGCTGGCAAGGTTAAGAATTTAGTGATTAACGTTCCACCGGGTAGCGGTAAAACTGAATTACTCACAAATCTAATTGCCCGTGGTATCGCGCGTAATGCTCGTTCCCGGTTTCTGTATTTGTCTTTCTCACAATCACTTGTAGAGGATGTATCGGCAACAGCTAGAAACATTGTTAAGTCAGAAGATTTTCAAAACCTTTGGCCCATTAAGATTTCAACAAGTACCGATGCTAAATCAAGCTGGAAAACTACAGTCGAAGGTTATGACGCTGGTCATGTTTACTCTGCTTCCATGGGTGGTCAGGTCACCGGTCGCCGTGCTGGTACATTAGCGGATGAGGGTTTTACTGGCGCAATTATACTTGATGACCCCTTAAAGCCTGAGGATGCATTCAGCCAGACCGCTAGACGTAAAGCTAACCGTAAGATTTTAAACACGGTCAACTCGCGAAAAGCTAAATCTGATACACCAATTATTCTGATCATGCAACGTTTGCACGTTGAAGATCCGACTAACTTTGTAATGGCTGGTAATGTTCCCGGTGAATGGGAACAGATCAGTATTCCAGCGCTTATTGATGATGAATACATCAGTAAGTTGCCAGAAAAAATACAACTGAAAGTACCACGCGATGTTGAACGTGATGCTAAAGGCCGTCAAAGCTATTGGCCATTGAAAGAATCATTGCAATCGCTATTGCAACTCGAACAAGGCGGACAGGATAAAGACGGCGCTACGGTATCCCGTTATACGTTTGCAAGCCAATACCAGCAGGCCCCTAAAAAGCTTGGTGGTGACCTTGTTAAGTCTGAGTGGTTCCCACGATATCTTGAGTTACCTGTTCTTAAATGGCGTGGTATATGGGCGGATACGGCACAGAAGGTTAAGAAGCATAATGACTATTCAGCATTCATATGTGCTGGTCTTGGATATGACAATAATCTTTACATCATTGATGTAAAGCGTGGCAAATGGGAAGCGCCAGCGCTATTAAAAGTTGCTAAGGACTTTATCAATAAGCACAAGGACAGCAACACCAAGATTGGCAAACTTCGCTATATGGCTGTAGAGGATAAAGCTAGTGGTACGGGATTAATTCAAACCATTGCAAAAGAAACAACTTTACCAATTCGAGCTATTCAGCGCGGTGATGACAAGTTATCGAGGACTATGGACGTAATTCTTTATGTTGAAGATGGCCGAGTCTTATTGCCAGTTAATGCACCTTGGTTATTGAACTACGTTGAAGAAATTGAAGGGCTCTCCGCTGATTGGTCACATGACCATGACGATCAGTGGGATCCGACCATTGATGCCATTGGTGATTCATTAGCTAAGAAGCCAACTGTATTTGATTAGAGGAAATTATGGCTGAAATTAAAAAGCCCGATGCAATTGGCGATGCAGGGGCGTACACAAACTTTGTCTCAAATATTGGTACTGATCGCGATAAGGCATCACATGGAACATTCGTTAAGAAGGTTATTCCAGATGAGCAATTAGAGGCGGTTTATCAACATTGGTTAGCTAAGCGAATTGTTAACCGCCCGGCAAGTGACATGCTTCGAGCTGGTTGGTTCTATGAGGGGATTCAGGATAATGATTTAGAGAAGCTTAAAGAGGCGTGTAAGGCTTTTAATTTAGATGGGGTACTCTTATCTAGCTTGGTCCTTTCGCGCTTGTATGGCGTTTGCTACGTGCTCCTAGGTACAGTGGATGGCGGCGACTTAGATAAACCATTTGATTTAAATAAACTAGGCATTGGCCGTTTAGAGTTTTTCACCGTAATTAAGAAAAAGCACATTGAAGCTGATACGTCAAAGTACTTGCCGCCAAATGTAGCGGGAGGGCTTTTAAAGCAACCTGAATTTTACAAACTTAAGCTCGATGGAAAATCAAACCAAAGGATCCACCACACACGCTTATATAAACTTGGTCATGCAGATGTGGTCAATGAAGAGCCTGTGAGTGTTCTACAGGAAGTTTACGAGGACCTTTTAGATCATGCTGCTGTAAAGAAGGCTACTGCCAGTCTGGTCCATGAATCAAAAATTGATGTGATTAGAACACCGGACTTAGTCGAGAAGATCAAAGAGGATATGAAAGCAGTTGCTGAACGCTTTCTTAGTGTCGGTTTGCTGAAAGGGCTTAACGGTATGCTCGTCTTGGATAAAGAAGAAGAGTATGACTCTAAATCATATAGCTTTGGCGGCTTGCCGGATCTAATGCGTGAGTTCTCAATTCAAACTGCTGGTGCTGCGGATATACCCTATACAATTTTATTCGGTCAATCGCCTGCTGGGATGAATGCCACGGGTGAGCATGACACTCGAAACTATTACGACAGTATAGCAACCAAGCAAACATGGTCATTGAAGCCGTTCATGTTGAAGCTTTTACGAGTCATAGTACAAGCTACATTTGGTCGTCAGATTCCAAGTTTGGAAGTTGTATTTAATCCGCTATGGCAATTGGATGGCAAAGTTCGAGCGGAAGTCGAAAAGGCGAATGCAGAACGAGATGACAAATATCTTCAAATGGGTGTCATTACAGAGCCACAAATAGCAAAGCAGCTTGTTATTGACGGTGTTTATTCAGTAATTGACGAAGAGCATATCAAAGGGCTTGAGACAATGGTGAAGCTTAATGACAACGATAATACAGATCCTGAAACCACACCTCCAGCAAGCTAAGAAACGTAAGAAAGGGCGTAAAGCTTCCAAGCCCAGAGCAGTACATGTAAATCGCCGTGTAGAGCTATATTACACACGGCAATTACTGGCTATATCTAAATACTGTCAGGAACAAACAAAGGATCTAGTCATACCTACAGTAGGCCAGAACATCGGTGATGCTTGGTTTTCTGAAATGATGTGGACGTTTCGGGAAAAACTAACAAAATATGTTGTTGAGGTTTCCCAACCGTTGGCCACAAAGGTTGTAACTGACACACAAAAGGAAGTAGATATACAAATTGCTGAACATACCAAATCAATTATTGGTGTCGATCTAACGCCGTTCTATCGAGCTGCTGATATTCAGAACGAAGTAGATCTTAATATTACGGCTAATGTCAGTTTGATTAAGTCTATTCCCCAGCAATACGCCGATAAGCTTGAAGTCCTTATCACCAATGCATTGCAGACAGGACAAACCAATGAAGAGTTGGCCAAAGCAATTAAGCAATTGGGCTTATCTACTGATTATCGTGCACGTCTTATTGCTAGTGATCAGATGGGCAAGATTAACGGTCAAATCAACCAAGCCAGACAACTTTCAATGGGTGTTGAAACATACATATGGCAAACGGCGAAAGATGAGCGAGTACGGCCTGATCATAAACATAAGCAGGGCAAGTCATTTAGATGGGATTCACCGCCAGATGGAGGACATCCCGGACAGCCTATCCGTTGTCGTTGCACAGCCTTGCCTAACTATGAGGATATTTTGATTGAATAATAAATGTTAGATTATTGATGACTTCGGTTGGTGGGATAATTGGTATGGTGGAAAAAATCTATAATATTTTTACGATCTTCAATGAAAAGGGTGAATGTAAAAATTTATCTTATGTAATTCATGAGGTTAATTATCAGAGTGATGCTGAAAAATTTGAATTCTTAAGAGCTAACGTAGAAAATGATTATAAAAATTCATTATCTTTTCAGCCTAAAAATGTACATACACTGAAAGAATATAATTCATTTGATAGATTGGGAAATATCATATCTCCTCAATTGGAAGAGTTTTTCCAATTTATTGGTGCTTCATCTAGTCCCTTATTTATTCGAACACCAATTAAAGATGGAAAGGTTTTTTTTAATGCGACGACTTCATCGGATAATTACTCAATGGAAAATCTAAGACAACAATTAGGGCTTAAAGGTTATCAAGATGATTGGTTGTTAAAATATACGAATGAAGAGGGAATAAAGCTTCAGGAGCTAATTAATGATGATTATATGATTGGTGTTAAACTTTTATTTAATAATGGTTTGTATGTTTCAGCTATGAAATTGCTTTTGAGTGCTATTGATAGTATTTCATATATTGAGTTTGGTAATGAGGGTAATGTATTTATAAAGTGGATGGATGAGTTTTCCAGTTTACAAAGTATCGGGATAACTTCTAGTGAGTTATGGGAGTTAAGAAATGGTTTATTGCATATGACAAATCTCCACTCTAAAAAAGTAACTAATAATAAAGTTAGAAGAATATCTTTCTACATTTCAAACTCACATGAAAAGCCTGATTTAGGTGGTGATGATATTTATTATTTTAATTTTATGGATTTAGTATATGTATTTAGCGATGCTGTAGCTAACTGGCTGAGAACTTATAATATAAATCGAGATAAGTTTTCGAAATTTGTTGAAAGATATGATGAAACCGTTTCAGATTCAAGAGCAGCACGATTGTAGCCGTTTATCAATATTTAAATATTCAAACCCACCACTTGGTGGGTTTTTTATTGAGCGCAATTTATGAAAACTATTTACCACCTAAAAATTGGTGACTTTGCTCCAAGTGAATCATCACGCTCATATACACCAGAAGGTTATTTGAAATGTGTAAACGTTCGCTTGGGTAAAGCACCTCAAGTACGCCAGTACTATGCGTATGAGTTCCCAAACTTAGAAGGTTTTTCAGCAGATCAGACGATTAATGTCTACACATCGGCTGAAGAGCTTTTTAAGCCAGCAGCGATTAAAAGTTGGGATGGTGCAGACGCTACGGATTATCACCCACCTAAGAATGAAATTAATGCAGCCAACTGGAAGGACTATCACATTGGCTATTGTGAGAACGTCCGCCAAGAAGGCGAATATCTATTGGGCGATTTGCTCATTAAGGATAAGGACAGCATTGATTTAATCCAGAACAACGAGCGATTAGAAATGTCGCTGGGTTATGGAGCCACATTAGTTTTAGAACAGGGCACGGCGCCAGACGGCACGGTGTACCAAGCAAAATTTATCAATTTTATTGGCAATCACGTTGCACTCGTTAAATACGGGCGTTGTGGTGGTGATTGCCGCATCGGTGACGAAAAGCAAACTCCAAAGGGGAAAACAATGGAAGTAAGTGTAAACGGTATTCGTTTTGACATTGGCGATAACAAGCCCTTGGCGGATGCATTAAAGCAGCAACAAGATCAGCTTGAAAACTTGAAGGCTGCAAAACTTAAAGTTGGTGATAAGCAATTTTCGATCGGTGATGAACTAAACGCAGTTCAGGCGGTTGTAGATCAATTGCATACCGATAAAACCACTCTTGAGCAAAAAGTCGGTGATCTGGAAAAGAACCAAATGACACCAGAAAAGCTCGAACAAGCGGCTACCGAACGTGCTGCTGTGATTGCTGACGCTAAAGCATTGGTTCCATCAGTTAAAACTGAAGGTTGCACATGTGAGCAAATCAAGCGAGATGTGATTGCGGCTAAAGCGGGTGATGCATTAGTGGGTGCGGTATTGGGTAGTGTTGCGGTAGGTGATGCAAAACCCGATCAGATCGATACAGTATTCCGCGCATTGTCTGCTGTGAAAGGTACACAACCATCAAATCCTGTAGGTGATGCACTTAACCAACAACAGCAAGTCAATGCTGGTGATGGTAAGCCTCAAGGGGATGAAAACAAAACCAACAACAAAAAAGAAGCTTGGAAACAAAGCTTCTAAGTATCTGGAGAAAAGAGAATGTCTTTAACACCTCAAGCTATTCCGGGTATGCGTGCACGTTTGCACATGCCCGAAGAAATCTTATCTTTGGCAGTCGCTGGCAATACAGTGTTAAGCGATGGGGAGGTAGCGGTACAGTCTGTGGATGGTAAAACCGTCTCTGCGGTAACTGGTGCAACTAACACAAAGTTTGGTGTAGTCGTTTTTCAGCATGTAGGCAAATCAGGAAAAAACGCATTAGGCAAAGAAGCTTATCAGGCTAAAGACTGTGCACCCATCATGCAGATTGGGTCTATTTGGGTAAAACCTACAGCTCCTGTGATTGATATCAAGGCAAAAGTGTATGTCCGCACTTCAAACCCAACAGCACAAGCGCCGTTAGGATCTCTTTCATCTGCAGCATTAGATTCTACTGAACTACCTAATGCCTCTTGGGAAACCATCACTGGTCCTGATGGTTTAGCAATCCTTCGATTACGTGGAGCGTAAAAATGTCAAAACAATTAGAACAAATGAAAATTCGCTTAACGGCAGTTGCACATGGTGTGCAGATCGCCGTAGGTGATGCATTTAATTTAGATAACTTTGCCAAGTTATTGTTGAAGCTTGAATCAATTGATGAAATGACACCGCAACTTGCTGAAGCTCAAGCTTATGCGAAGTATTTGCCAATTGAAGGATTGGAAGGAGCAGTTGTAGGTTCAGCAAGTGTCTTGCAACGTAAGAAAGGTGTAGGCCGAGGTAAACGTTTCTCTGGTCTTGGCAACGATGTGCCACTAGCAGAAGTTGTTTACGATGAGGTAAAACTCACCGTACAGCCTGGTGTTATTGGTTACGAAATCAGTATCTTTGATGCGGCAGCAGCCTTGAAAGCTGGTATTCAGTTAGCGACCGATAAAGTTGAAGCTGCTCGTCTGGCTTATGAAAACCATATGAGTGATGTGGCATGGTTTGGAGAGCCTGAAACCGGGTTACTAGGTTTCTATAATCAGACTGGTGTAGAGGTTATTTCCTCTACGGTTGATTATGCAACAGCTACAGTTGAAGCCGTACTTGCCGATATCAATAAGGCAATTAAAGGTGCTTCAAATGCCTCTAAGTTTGATAGCAGTATTCAGCCAGATACTTTTGTAATGCCTGAGAATAAGTTCACCAATCTCGCTAGTCGTATCGTTCCAGATTCAGCAGGGAAAACCTTCCTTGAATATATTAAGGAAAAGAACACCTTTGCAATGCAAGGTAAAACTCTCACATTCACTTCTGAAAGTATGCTTGAGGGAAAAGGTGAAGGTGGTACGGACCGTAGCATTATTTACCGCCGTGATCCAAGCTGCATTACTTTCCGTTGTAATGAGCTGGAATTCTTGGCAGCTCAACCTATCAATTATGTGATGCGTACACCGGGGCACTATATGTATGAAGGTGTCTATTTAAAACGTGTCGATTCTCTCCGCTACTATGATGTTGAATAAGGAAAACTAAACATGCCAAAAATTACTTACAGCGGCTCTCAGGCCGCTTTTTCTTTTGATGGGATTCAGGTCGGTAAAGGCCAAACAGTAGAAGTCAGTACCGAGGATTTCACACGCATTTCTAAAGGGAAAGCTTTTAAGTCACTTGTTGAAAAGGGCGAACTTGATATTCAGGAAATCCCAGATGATGAGCCTAAAGGTAAGACTAGTGGACGTGGCGGCAAAGGTGGCAAGCAAAACGATGCAGCTAGTGACGCAGCCAAGGCAGCAGATGAAGCAGCTCTGGCCGCCGTGAAGGCTGAGTTAACAAAGCTTGAAGTAACGTTCAGTGATGATGAAACACTTGAGCAGCTACAGGCGAAGTTAGATCAGGCTAAGGAATAAGGTGGACCTATGGACGTACAAACGTTTCGCCAGAAATTCTCGACTGATACAACCTTACTCAATTTGCCTGATGCAAAAATTCAGGATGCATTGGAAGAAGCAGATTTGGTCGTATCTCAAATTGAGTTCGGGGCATTAAAGGAACGTGCTGTAGGTCTATATGCAGCACATATTCTTAAAGTCGGTACAGCAAGTGGCAATGGTGCTGCTTTTAGTAATGCCTCAAGCATGACTATCGCGGGTCAAAGCGTGAGTTATTCCCGATCATCGAAAGAAGCTTTTTATGATCTCAGCATGTATGGCCAGCGCTACCTTGCGTTAAAAAATTCTATTCCAATTGATGATGAAGGCACAAACCCTAACCGTTTAGGTGTTGGGGTTTTTGTCGTATAGGAGATTCCCATGCCTTTTAAGTATCAGGCACCCCAAGGTTATAAACCAACTAAAGTTGTTGTTGCTGGTCAAAACCTTGATATCAAAAACGGCGTTTTAGAATCTGAGAATGACATTATTCATATTTTAAAGCCCTTAGGTTTTGAGCGTTTTGTCGAAGTGGTTGAGCCAAAGAAATCGGCGGCCTCCGCTAAAGAGTAATAGGTTATGAGCGATTATTGTGTTGATACTCGAGTCAACTTTGATGAGATGAATGATCGCGTTAGGTTTGAAATAAGACGCACGGTAAACGCACTTACTTTACGCTTACAGCGAACGATTCAGGAAGATATGCTGAGTGGCCAGCGTTTAAAAGTTCAGTCTGGCCGCTTACGTGGTTCCGTTTCATCTAAGGTTGATGAGGATAAGGATTCGATCGAAGGAACGGTAGGAGCTGGTGGTGCTTTGGTTCCTTACGCATTTGCACATGAGTTTGGCTTAAATGGCTTGATGGGAGTTAAAGCTCATCTGAGAACTATTAAGCAAGCTTTTGGCCGACCTATATCACCAGTACAAGTCAATATTAAGGCTCATTCAAGAAATGTCAGATTTAGGGAATTACGATTCATGCGTGATTCACTAGATATGGTTGCCAAGATTGTGCCGAAAAACATTGATGCAGCAATTCAGCGAGGTTTAGCGAGTGGATAGCGAAGCAATCTATCAAGCGTTGTTTGAGCAGTTAAGTACAAGGGTAGAAGGGCTAGTTACAGTCAGTCGCCGTTTACGTCACTTTAACCATGTGACAGCAGAACAACGACCAGCCATGTTTATTACTCAAGGTAATCAACAGGAAGTGCCGGTTCATGGTTTAGATTCAAAAGTTGAATTAGCTGCTGAGGTTTATCTCTATATCCATGAATCTGACAGGGCAAAGCCACCATCATCACAGATGAATATTTTTATTGATCGTGTACGTGAAGCTGTTCAGCCAAACCATCCAGAATTTAGTGAATATCAAACCTTAGGTGGATTGGTAGAGCACTGCTGGATTGAAGGCACGATAGAAGTATATGAAGCAGTAGAAAACATGCTGGATGATCAGGCGATTGCAATTATCCCTATCCGGATCCTCACAACTAACTAACAAAATATTCATTTTATGACCGCCTAGATGGCGGTTTTGTCATTTTCGAGAGGTCAAAATAAATGGCTCAATATTTATTTGGTGCCGGCAAGATCTTTGCCACACCTATTCAAGATGTTTATGGGCAACCGATTAGCAATCCCACACCCGTTGAAGTGGGGGTATTGCAGTCGGTAGGTGTCGATATTAGTTTCGATTTAAAAGAACTCTTTGGCCGTGGACAGTTCGCCGTAGATGCCGCACGTGGTAAAGGCTCAATCAAAGGTAAAGCATCATTTGGCCGTATTAATGGCACATTGTTAAATTCTATTTTCTTTGGAGGCGTAGTTGCTGAAGGTGGAATCGAGACAGTTTCTCAAACCATTAATGGTGAAACTATTCAAACAGGCGGCTTGGTTACACCTGTAGTTCCAAATGCTGGCACTTTTGTTAAGGACTTAGGTGTTACAGATGGTAAGGCTATTCCACTCAAACGTGTGGCGTCAGCGCCAGTGGCAGGGCAATACAGCGTGGATAACGTGACAGGTGCCTACACATTTGCTGCTGCCGATGTTGGGAAGATAGTTTTTATTAGCTTCCGATATTCGGCAACAGTTGCAGGTGGTAAGTCAATCACCGTGTCCAACTTAGACATGGGTTATACACCTGAGTTTGCATTAGATCTGCAACGTGATTACAAGGGCAAATTCATGCATATGAATTTCTACCGTTGTACTAGTAACAAGCTTGGGTTCAGTTCAAAGCAGGATGACTACGATATTCCTGAGTTTGAATTCCAACCTATGGCTGATGATCTTAACCGTGTCTTCAAAATTGATTTATCGGAGTAATACCAAATGCAATTTAAGCAAGTTGAAAACCCTCGAGGCTCTACAGTTATTGTTGATGGTCAACCATTTGTTTTTGCTCCATTGTCACTTGGTGCGGTTGAAAAACTATTGCCTGCACTTCAATCATTCAAGCCAGATGATGTCGGCACTGTGATTGATGTGGCACACAAATCTTTAAAGCGAAATTACCCCGACATTACTCGTGTTGATGTAGCAGAGATGCTATTTATGGATCAGCTCACAGAAGTGATGGAAGCTGTAATGTCTGTGTCTGGCCTTAAAGGGAATGTTGACAACCACGCAGGTGGCTCGGGGGAATAGACTGGGAGGAGCTGTACACGCATTTAGTGCTGACCATGGGTAAAGATTACGACTATGTAATCAATGAAATGGATCTACCTAGATTAAGAGCATTAAGTGCGTATCAGCAAAATAACCCTCCCGCACATATAGGTATACAGCGTCTTTGCCGTATCTTGGAAGCTTTCGCAGGAATTGAAGAGACAAGCCCAACAATCACCGTTTCAGATGATGACGAAGACGATATGCTAGAAGTCTTAGAAAGTTTCCCGCAGGGTGGTTAAGGCCGCCCTTATATTTTTAATGTGACATTAAGTAACCAGTTTGTTAGATTGTACGAACTTTATAATAATTGGTGAAATTATGACTCAAACAAAATTTTGTTATGCCTGTGGCCAACAAATTGATGTTCGTGCAGAAATTTGCCCTAAATGTGGTGTAAGACAGCAAGATGTTAGAATCACTGGGCAAAAAAGTAAGGTGGCTGCTGGCGTATTTGCTTTGCTACTAGGTGGGTTTGGGGCTCATAAATTCTATTTGGGTAGAGTTGGCCAAGGTATCTTGTATCTTATTTTCTGCTGGACCTTTATTCCGGCAATTATTGCCTTTATCGAAGGTATCCTTTATCTCTGTAGTTCAGATGAAGATTTTGCAAAAAAATATGGCTAATTAATTTGCTATAATCATCTTTATAAAGCCTTGCAATCGCAAGGCTTTTTTATTTCTCCATAGCTCCTCTAAAGGGGCTTTTTTTATGCCTGTGAGGAAGTTATGGCAAACAATAACCGTGTTGAAGTACATGTCGGCGCCAAGACCTCTGAACTAAAAGAGGGAATGAAAGATGCAGAAAAAATAGTATCAGAATCATCAAAAAAAATTGAAAACACCAGCGAAAGTATAGATCTTAAAATTGATGTATCAGGCATGCGTTCTGAACTTAATAATTTTGCTAATAACATTTCAGATAAGTTTAAAACGGTTGGCAATGACATTAAAGAATCTTTAACAGGTGGCTTTTCACTCATTAAAGGCGGCTTTCTTTTAGGTATCGGAGAAGAAATAGCAAGAACGGCTGCTGAAGCAATTAGTGCAATACCTGAATTAGTGTCTGCGGTTGGCAAAGCCTCAAAAGAAATTGAAATTCAATCACGTTTAGCAAATGCTAATACTACTGAGTTTCAGGAGTGGGCTTTTGCAGCAGGAAAGGTAAATGTAGAGCAAGATAAACTTTCGGACATCATGAAAGATGTAAACGATAAGTTTGGTGACTTCATGCAAACGGGCGGCGGGGAAATGGCCGATTTCTTTGAAAAGATTGCCCCTAAAGTAGGAGTTACTGCTAAGGAGTTTCAAGGATTATCAGGACCGCAGATTCTTGAGAAATATTACCAGACCTTACAAAAGGCTAATGTCTCACAGGCTGAAATGACCTTCTACATGGAGGCAATTGCGAATGATGCGACATTGTTAGGACCTTTACTTGATAACAATGCAGAAAAATTAAAAGAGTACGCAAAACAAGCTCACGACCTAGGTGTCATTATGAGCACTGAAGCCATGCAGTCGACTAAGGAGTTCAATACTGCTTTAGGAACAATAGAGTCTACGTTGCAAGGTGTAATGACTCGTATGGCGGCACAAGCGGCACCAGCATTAACTGATCTTGCAAATAGATTTTTGACTTTTGCAGTCGAATCTAAAGAAGGTATTGATGATTCGATAAAGTCAATAATTGGAATTTTTGAAAGTCTATTTGGTATTGTTGGTGAAATCTTTAATACCATTGGGGGCATTTGGAAAGATTTAACTAGTGATATTGGGGATGGTTCAATATCACAAATTGGCTTCATGGATGCTGTATCAGTAGCTTTAAGAGCTTTAGGTATTGTTGCAACAGGTTTGCAGGTTGCTATTCAATCTGCATTTGCAATCATCCGAGCTGTGGTGGTTACAGTTTGCCAAGCCTTAATCATTGCATTTAATGGCCTAATGGCTGGATTTGACATGGTACGCAACACCATTCAGTTCGGTTTAGATGTACTTCAAGTTAAATTTCAAACCTTCGGTAGTGTCGTTAATAATATTCTTCACTTCAATTTCTCAGGTGCTAAGTCTGCATGGGAGGGCGGTTTATCTCAGCTAGGTGGTATTACTGAACGTTATACCAACCAAATGAAAGGCCGAATGAATGACCTTAAGAACTCATGGAACAGCGGGGCAACAACAGCGGCAAATTCACTTGTTACGGCTGGACAAAGGATTCTTGATGTTACTTCTGCCGGTGGCAAAAAAATTACAAACTATGTTTATAAGGATCCTACAAAACAAATAGAAACACCAAGTGCGCCAAAATTGGGTATTGGTGCTCCACCACCAAGTATTAATAAGGGTATCGGTACTGGTGTAAAAGATGACAAGGGTGGATCTAAGGCATCTGCTAAATCTAAAGCTGAGCAAGAGGCTAAAGAGCGTCAACGACAAGCTGAGCAAGCAGCTAAAGCACTTGCAGATATTCGGTATAAATATGCATCTGAAGAAAAGAAAGTCGCTTTAGATCTTCAGAAGGCATTAGATGAGATTGAAAAATCTAAGATGACTGCCGATGAAAAAGCCGCTGCTAAAGTCAAAGCCGAAAAGGATGCTTCAGACAAGATTATTGCTATTCGTTTAAAAGAGTTTGAGGACTACAAAAAAGCTCGTGAAGAACAGATAGACAATTATCAACAGCAAGCACAACGTCTATATGAAATAGAAGCGGCACGGATCCAAGCCGAATATGATGCCAAGAAAATTTCAAATCTTCGCAAAGTTCAATTAGAGAAGCAGCTCGAAGACCAATTACGTGAAATAAAGCGGCAAGGTCTTTTAGAGCGACTTGCACTTGAGAATGAACAAACTGGCATTACTGGCAAACAGGGCAATCAAAACCAAATCACAAACAACATTTCTGATTTAGAGTCAGATCAGAAAGTTGCTGACACCAAGTCTATGGGCTTAATTAGTGATGCGGAAATGAAAGACTTTGAGGCAAAGTTCGGCGGCTTCACTTCTCGACTTTCTAACCTTTGGGATCAAGGCATTCAGTCTTTAATGAATGGCACACTGACATGGAGTAACGCAACTAAAGCTGTCCTTGCAGACATGGGTGCATTTGCATTGCAATCGGCTACTAAAGAGCTCCAAGGCTGGCTCAGAATCCAAGCAATTAAGTTGGCTCGTAAGCTGGGTTTTGTTGGTGCTGAAACGGCGGCCGAAGCATCTGGCCAAGCAGCTCAAACAGGCGCAACAATCGCAGGTGAAGCAACAAGAACCAGTGTTACTGCTGCGGGCGGTTTAGCTCGATTAGGCTTAAAGGCAGCCGAGGCAATCAAGGGCATCATGATGTCAGCTTGGGAAGCTATGGCTGGTGCATTTAAAGCCATGGTTGCCATTCCATACATTGGACCAATTCTCGCCGTGGGCGCGGGCGCTGCTGCGTTCGGTTTAGTTGCTGGTTTAGCCGGTAAGATCAAATCTGCTCGAGGCGGTTATGACATTCCATCTGGTGTGAATCCTGTTACTCAGCTTCATGAAGATGAAATGGTTTTACCTTCTCAACATGCAAATACCATTCGTGAAATGGGTAAAGCTATGCGAAGTGGTGCAAGCTTCGGTGCGGCAGCTGCGGCAGAAGGCGGAGGAGCTGGACCGACTATTCATATTAGCGCCGTAGATGCTAGGAGTATTGAGCGGTTATTAAAAAATAATGGTCGTGCAGTTGCTAGTGGTTTGCAAAGCTATGTTCGTGGATTTGGTAAGAATGGAAAATAAGGGGTTATAAGTGTCTAACGTATTATTTCCTGAGTTAGCTGGCCTTGAGTGGGATCTTTCTAAGAGCCCTATGTTTAATACCAAGATCATGACTTCAATTAGCGGCCGTGAACTCAGGGCTAGTTTTCAAGCTATGCCAAAATATGAAATTTCGCTCTCTTATGCTTTCTTAAGAGAAGGTAAGGGGCGAAATGAACTTAAGCAATTGGAAGGCTTTTTCTTGGCCAGAAGAGGGGCCTTTGATTCATTCTTATTTAAGATGCCTCAAGATAATGAGTTTACTTGTAAATATTTAAGCGACGGTACTACAACCACTGTCCAGCTTTACAAGCAATTTTATGATACTCAAATGCCGCTTGGTAACACGCAAGCAGTATCTTCGGCCTTAGTAAATTTAAATATGTGGAATCAGACCACTGCTAAGAATATGTGGAGTGCAACTACATCAAAAAATATGTGGAGTTCTACAACTGCACAAATCACTTCGGATGGTAAACATATCCTTTCGCAACCAGTTGAGGCGGGTATTGAATATCAAGTGAATGGTGTTTTTTATTACCGTTGCCGATTCAAAGGTGATGATCAGGAATATGTGAATTTTATGAACAACCTTTGGAAAGCACAAAAAGTTGAGTTCATTGGTTCATTGGGAAATAAGATATGAGACAAGCCTCGCCAAAACTAATTGCTTTGCTGGATGCTGAACAGTTCATTATGGCTGATTTGTACACCATTACAACGATTCAAGGCATTGAGTATCGCTATACCAGTTATGACATCAATTTGATTGTTAGTGGTAAAGAGTTTCGTTCTGATGGACCAAATATAAGCCGTGATGGTGTCAGCCTTTCGCTAGGTATCGAAGTCGATAATTTATCCATCACAATTGAAACATCTGAGAATTCCAAATTTGGGGATATACCTGTTGTTCAGGCTTTCCATAATGGCGTTTTAGATGGAGCCCGATTTAAATTAGAACGTATATTCATGGATGAGAATACTCCGACTGATACGAGTGCGGGCACAATTGTATTGTTTGAAGGCCGGATTATTGAGCCTAAATTTGATCGGTATGTAATTAATGCAAGTGTAGTTTCTGATGTTGACAATCTCAAACTTCAAATGCCTAGAAATCTTTATCAGCCGAGTTGTTTGAATACGCTGTTTGATGGTGCTTGCGGGTTATCACGAGATAACTTTTCTATAACTACTTCTGTGCTATCTGGTAGTACTGCTAATCGTATTTTGTGCAATTTAAGTCAGCCTCAAGGCTGGTTTACACAAGGCGTTGTGGAGTTCGTCATTACAGGAATCAAACGAACAGTAAGGTTACATGAGTCAGGTGCGCTGTTATTAACGTTACCGCTTCTTGAAGTGCCGAGTATAGGGCAAACAATTAAAGTTTATTCTGGTTGCGATAAGCGTCTAGAAACTTGTGAGAACCGTTTTAACAACCGTGCAAAATTTCGAGGTTCACCTTTCGTTCCAATTCCTGAAACGTCCGTCTAATACATTAATATTTAACTAAAGTCCTGCCTAAAAACAGGGCTTTTTTTTGGGAAAAAATTATGGCTATTCCTAACAAAGATTTCTTTATTGGCCCTAGTGTTACCGAAGCTTTATTTAAAACCAATCTTGGATTATTAATTGATTTCTTAAAATCGATTGAAGCACAGAGCCCATCTTTTTCTTCAACTTCATTATTAAGAACCTCCCGACCAGTTGAGAATACTAGCTATGCTAAGGCTTTGGATACGGGGAAAGTTTGGCGCTGGGAAAAACCGGCAGGTTCAGCCGACGGTGATTACTGGACCGTTACCAATATAAGTGATTTAGATCGAGCGATTGCTTATGCTGATCAAAAAGCTATTGAGGTTGATGAGAACCTTGAAGCTATTTTGGTTAATGAAATGCTTCCTTATATTGATAATGCAGACGATATAGTTGAGGCAAATGTTAGAAATTATGCTGATTCAAACGCTAACTTTAAATCAAAAGCATTAACCGCATCCGATAACCTAGATACTTTTAATATTGAAGGAACTTACACGGCATTAAATAGTGCTATTGCTGATTTATCCCGTAACTATCCAGTTAAAGAGGCCGGCAGTTTAAAAGTTTTTAAGCATGGAATTAATAACACCATTCAACAGCAATACTTAACATTAACGGGGAAGTTGTTCTCAAGATCTTTTATTACTAGTTGGTCGGGTTGGATACAGCAAGCAAGTTTAATAGAGTTAGATTCAGCAAAGTCTGACATCATGAATGTTTCATTAGTGAACCGTGGTGTAGTTTCTAATGCTGCTATAACAACTTTAACAGATATCGGTACTTACTCAGTTTCAGAGATGACCGATTTCCCATCTGACTTCCCAGCAACATTCGGCATTTTAAAGCGCTTTAAATTTGGAAGTTATGCATATTGGGAACTAAGTACAACAAATCGTCCTGATATTGTTTGGCAGAAAGTGGGTGTCGCGGCTTGGCGCAAAATCAGTGTTGAAGATGCTCTAGCACCATTTGTAAGCAAAGATTCATTAACTCTGAATCGTGACAAGCTTTACCCTATGCTTGCTTTAACCCGCGCAGCGATTACCGCGAATACTACAGTTCAGGCATTAGAGAAACACATTCTTGATATCAAGGTGAATGGTGCTAATCCGGATTGTTATTACAGGATTTCGTATTTTGGAAATAATTCCACACTAGCAAGTGAAGCAAATAAATTTGGCTGGATTTTGCAAGAAATCTCAAAAGCTGGATTTGCTGAAGCAGGGGGTACTGTTAAAGCACTGACATCTTCAGCAACCACTAAATATGAAATCATTGCAAATACCGGTATTGTGCAATTCACTTTGCTATCCACTGTGGATACCACTATTTCATTTGATTTTACTGTCGATACAACAGGATTTGATACAACCCTTCTTTATTCTCATTCTGTCTCAACGGCCCAAGCATGGGGGCATATTATCGACCCGATTAAGTATGTCTTGAAGCAAGGTGTTGATGGGGCTGTGATTGATGAGAAGATTGCGACAAATAATAAGCAAATAGAAGCTTTGCCAGTATCACCAATACTTACCGCAACCTCTGCGGGGTTAGTCGCAATTGATTTATCTGGAAATGCTAACTATTCAGGGCTTTTATTCTCAAAGTCTATTAGCACTTCTATCGCCCCTGCATCAGTAACGAAAGTAATGTCGGTCATAGTAGCTTTAGAGTCTGGCATGACTTTAAATACTTTATTGACTGTAGCAGCTGGGGATATTGCAACAGGCAGCGGAAATAATTTGCTTGAAGGGGATCAAATCACTTTGCTTGATGCTTTATTTAATATGATGCTTCCATCAAGTAATACTTCAGCGAATCTCGTGGCCAGAAGTGTAGGAGCTTTTTTAGGTGGTGATACTACAACATTCATTTCGAGAATGAACAGTAAAGCTGCTGATCTAGGTATGACCGGTACAACTTTTAAAAATCCATCTGGTTTAGCCGCAAGTGGGCATGCTTCAACGGTAAGTGATTTACTTAAACTTGGAGTATATGCCAGCAAGAACGCAACAATGCTTTCAATTTGGGGACAGTTAAACCACACAATTAGCATTCAGGGTAATAACCCTAGAAGTATTGTTGTTGATAGTTCTGTAGATCCTGTTGTGAGCGGTGAGCCTTGGGCAATTGGTGGAAAAACTGGAACCTTAGCTCCTTCAATATACAACATGCTGTTATTCGTTCGACTCAAAAATGGTTATACCGGTATTGCTGTTACTGCGGGCTCATCCTCTGATGCCAATCGATATAGTGATATGAAATCTATCGCTGAGTATGCAAGAAATGCATATGCATACCCCGCGCCCTCTCAAATTGTTTTGAAGAATTAAAAGCCCCGATTAATAAGGGGCTTTTTTTATGGAGTAAATATGAGTACTGGACAACAAGCCGTAGATGAAGCGCTAACTTGGCTAGGTACTCCATACCACCACCAAGGCCGTGTAAAAGGTGTAGGTGTGGACTGCGGTACTTTGATTTGTGAGGTCTACGAGAAAGTAGGCCTCATGGACTATTTAGATCCACGGCCATATCCACCAGACTGGCACTTGCACCAGATGGAGCAACGCTATTTAGAGTTGATTTTAGGGGTGTGTGATCCAGTAGAAGGACCACCACAAGCAGGTGACATCGTTTTATATAATTTTGGCAAGTGCATCAGTCATGGTGCAATTGTCATCGAATGGCCACAGGTCATTCACAGTTATCTCCATCAGGGAGTGATTATCCAAGATGGAACCAAAGGAAGTTTAGCCCGCCGTATAGCGGGCTTTTATCGTATGAAGAGGCTGAAATAATGGGTGGATTATTTGGAAGTACAACGATTAGTACAACGGATACCCGTATTAATTCTATGCGTATTCAACAGTCTGCTTATGGTCTATGTCAGCCATTGTTGTACGGTAAAACCCGCGTAGCTGCGAATATGTTTTGGTATGGTGATTTCTTGGCAACTCCACATACAACCGTTACTAAATCAGGCGGGAAAGGTGGAGGCAGTAAAACGAGCAATACCACATTTAGTTATAGTGCTTCTCTCATGCTCGGTTTATGTGAGAACCAGATTAAAAAGATCGGGCTAATTTGGGTGGATAAAGAGCAATATGTACCTAAGCAAGAAGGATCTATTACTTTAGATCCAATCGATCAGTTAAAGTTTGAATTATATGATGGTAATAATAACCCGCCGTGGGGGTGGTTAGTTTCAAAGCATCCGGATCAGGCCATTAACTATCCATATTTGGGATATGTTGCTTGTGCTAATTATGAGATGGGAAATAGCGCTAGCCTTTCAAATCATAACTTTGAGGTGATTAGCACGATTACATTGTCAGAAACTATTGACGATGCTAATCCCGCAGATGTGATTGAAGACTTTATTACACATCCTCGCTATGGGGCTGCTCCTGAACTAAATATGGCAGATCTTTCAGAATTTCGTACTTATTGTCGAGCGGCCAATTTGCTGATTAGCCCAGCCTTTACTGAGCAACGTGCGGCATACGAGACGATTAATGAGATTGTCGAAGCTGTAAATTGTGCGGTGGTACCAAGCCCTGACGGGCTAAAAATTAAATCCTTTGGTGATTCTGCACTTACAGGCAACGGCGTTACGTTTACGCCAAATCTCACACCGGTTTATCACCTGACAGATGATGACTTCATTGACGATGAGGAACCGGTACAAGTACGCCGTAGCCGTGATACTGATGCTTATAATCATGTACAGATTGAATACATCAATCGATATAACCAGTACAACACCGAAACAGTAGAAGCCAAAGATCAGGCAAATATTGAAATGTACGGATTGCGTACGGAAGATCCGGTAGAGAATCATTTCTTTTGTGAACCTAAAATAGCCCGTCATGCCGCACAGCTACGATTACAACGACTGCTTTATGTGCGTAATGAATATGAATTTCGCCTAGGTTGGAAATATTGCCGGTTAGAGCCAATGGATATTGTAACTTTAACGGATCCGGTTTTAGGTTTGAATCGTTTCCTTGTGCGTATCACACGTATTGAGGAAGATGAACAAGGTGAGTTGACAGTCACAGCGGAAGAATTAGCCGTAGGCTCAAGATCAGCAATTGAATATGATTTACAGGCTTCTAATGGTTATCAAGGTGGAAATGAAGAAGCTGGAAATGTAAATGCACCGGCAATATTTGAACCCCCGCTAGATCTCTCCAATGGCCAAAATCAAGTATGGATTGCTGTATCAGGTGGAATCAATTGGGGTGGCTGTAATGTATGGGTAAGCCTTGATGATACAACTTATGAAATGATTGGTACGGTATATGGATCCGCGCGTTATGGTCAGCTTGTCACTGGTATTGATAGTGATGATACTGCTTTACAGGTGGAACTGAATACTTCAAGTCAGATCTTCAGTGGTACATTAGAAGATGCTCAGGCTGATCAAACGCTTTGTAAAGTTGGTGATGAGTATTTTAATTATCAAGTGGCCACATTAAACGGAACAGGTTTATATACATTAAGTGATGTATTGCGAGGGCGCTTTACTGATGCTCAAAATCATAGTGCCGGTGAGCCTTTTGTACGTTTAGATAAGGCGATATTCAATTATGGTTTTAACCAAAATCTTATAGGTAAACAGATCTTTTTAAAGTTTACCAGTTTCAACGGATTAGAACGTAAAGAGCAAACTTTAGATGAGGTTACTGCCTATAGCTACACGTTAACCGGTGGTCGTACCACTAGTGTAAAAGGCTTATCTTTGCAGTCACCATTCATTGGTACTTCTTTCAAGGTGCAGTGGCAGGTAGCAACTGGGGCTACAGGTTATCGCGTTCAAGTATGGTCCGATGCTGTAAAAATACGTGAGGTAGATACTACTAATACTGATTTTAGTTACTCAATTGAAGAGGCTATCCAAGATGGTATCGGTCGCTCATACACAATTCGGGTGGCCAGTAAAAACGGCGAACAGATTAGTTCATTTGCTGAACACAGTATTAGTAATCCGGTGCCGCCATTACTTATTAATATTTATACATCTGCAACGAGTGATTCTGTAACTGTAAGCTGGCTACCTAGCGAAGTGCCTGACTTGAAAGACTATGCCGTTTGGCTCAGCAGTACCCCGAACTTTGACCCTACAACTACAAGTCCAACTTGGACTGGTACAGAACTTACGAAAACGATTAAAGATCTTCTACCAACAACGCCTTATTACATTCGTGTTGCTGCACGTGATGTATGGAAAAATACCGACTGGAATTATTCCAATCAGATAACCCAAAGTACTTCTGAAGCGTAATCTAAATCATTTCCTTAGCACCCGATCGGGTGCATTTTTTTGACCAAAATTTAAGGAGCCTATCATGGCCGAACCTATTAGCACTGCTGGTGCAAGTGCCTTTTTTAAAATTTACGGTATGGCGATAGTTGTCATTTTAAGTACGGCTCTTATTGCACTTGTTGTGATGATGATACGGATGCCTAAGAACCCTCAAGAGTGGGCAGTAGGGCTGATTTGTACCGTAGTTTCAAGTATCACAGGCGGATCATTTTTTATTATGAAGTTTGGTCTACATGAGTGGGTAAATAATGTTTGGGGTGTTCTAGCACTTGGCGGCTTTTTCTTTGCATGTGGATTGCCCGGTTGGTTCATTGTCCGTATCACGGCGAATTTTATAAATCAGCGGGAAGGGAAAAACATTGTTGAAGTTGTTAAAGAGTTAAAGAAAGAAGTTAAAGGTGATTAAAATGAATATCGAACAATATCTTGATGATTTGATTAAGCGTGAAGGCGGTTATGTTAATAATCCAGCGGATCGAGGAGGGGCAACCAAGTACGGTATTACTGAAGCAGTTGCCCGTACAAATGGTTTTAAGGGCAACATGAAAGACTTACCGCTTGATGTGGCCAAAGCCATTTATAAAAAGCAGTACTGGACAGCTCCGCGATTTGATCAGGTGAATGTAATTAGCTCGTTGGTTGCTGAAGAGCTTTTAGACACTGGTGTAAATTGCGGTACAGGATTTGCAAAACCACTTTTACAACGTGCGTTGAACTTGCTGAATAACCAAGGTAAAGCAGGTTTTCCAGATCTTGAAATTGATGGGGTTTACGGTTCAGTGACTTTAAATGCTCTAAAAGCTTTTCTGGCTAAGCGTGGCAAAGAAGGTGAAAAGGTTTTACTTCGAGTACTCAACATTATGCAAGGTCAGCGCTACATTGAAATTTGCGAACGTAATCCAACCCAAGAACAATTCTTTTACGGTTGGATCGCTAATCGAATTTCTTAAGGTGATAAAAAGCCCTGAATATTCAGGGCTTTTTTTAATCTAGTTTTCAACTTCTACATCATAAATTGTTGTAAAAGATGCCTTTAATTTTTCATCTTTAGTATCTGCAATATACTTTTGCATTTTTTGCTTGTACTCAGGATGACCACCTTTGTATTTGGCTAGTAAGTATGAAAACTCACCCTGTTTATAATTAGGGTCTTTTTTGTTCTCTGGCTTATCTAGTTCCACTTTTAGAACGTTTGCAGATTCGTCAAAGCATTGAGCAATCAATTGCTTATCTTTTTGCTGCATCGTTAAAATTTGACACTTAGCTATAATTAGAGCAGGGTTTTCAGGGTGTTCTTTAATTTGTTTGGCATTTAAAGCATACGCTTCTTCATAATCTTGCAACGTCATGTAGATATTCATCTGCATAAATTCGCGTTTGTTTTTATCCGAGATTTTACTGACTTCAGGCAATACCTCTTTCATTTTATTTTGAAATTCTTCAAAGTTACCCTCACGGTAATATTTGAAGTAACTTTCATATTTATCAATGATCTTCTGGTCTTCGGCTGAAATGGATTTAACTACTGGTTCACTTGATGCTTTTTCTACATTCTTGGCTGAATCTGTAGCATTACTGCAGGCGCTAGTTAGCGCCATGGAAATAATGATAAAAGGGGTTACATACTTTTTCATGCTTTACGTCTTGCTGCCGAGGTTATCGTGAATGAGTGGGTTTTATAAGGTGGGTTCGGTACAGCTTTACCGTTATCAAATTTACCTTCAAAACCTAATTCCAGTGATACTGTTATTACTTGTAAGTCGGGTGAAGGCAATGTGATTTCACAACTTCCGACGGGCTGTCTATCATTTTCAGTATTCCAGAAACCTTTGCTAACTTTAAGGGCAAAAGGCCCGCCAATTGGCTGCTTATTTTTAAATAAACGTATTGTACCAAAGGTGTAAATTGTAGCATCAGCCTTTAATGCGGGTGGCAAAAGGGTCACGGTTATAAATAATTGTCTTTTTTGAATTTTATAAGATACTTCAAAAGAACATGCGCCCGACATTGCCTGCATCGCAATACCAAATAAACTTGCTTTATCTTGGTCATACGGTAGTAGAAGGTTTTTAAATTCGATAATTTCAGTCTTCGTATTCTCAATGTAGTAATTTTCATACTCATCTTTTGCAAAACTATCGGTAGTTTGCTGTTTTTGAGATAAAGGAGCCGAACTAGATTTGGTAGAAGATGCAGCACCACCGCCATTGTCTTGAACAACTAAGTTTTGTTGAGGTAGCAATTTACAGCCACAAGAAAGTGAATCATTAACACGAGCAGCAGCTTTGCCGAAGATCTGCATGTTTGGATCACCGGAGACAATCGTAGCGACAATTTTATGTGTTGGGCAGGTAGCTTTATCACCGACACAAGCAACGGCAATACCGTCAATAAGGAACATACTATTCCCTGAGATTACTTGACCACCGCCAGTAGTAGGGCAGCCAATTGTTATATATGGGGTTGCCAATTCAATTCCCTGTTATTTTCGTGAATTAGAGTAATGATAACTAAGAGGGGTAGACAGTGCTGTATAGTTTTATTTATCAGGATGCACAGCTCATAGGATCAATAATAATGTGAGTGTAGGTATTTGTGCAAAAGCCCTTTGAGGAGGGCTAGTCATTTTTTGTAAGATCAATTGAGTCAAGAACTTTAGTTTCTAGATCTTTATATACTTCACTTATCTTGTTTATTAACTCAAATATATTATTAAACTTATAAGATATATTTTCTTTCTCAAATCTTATAGGAAAATAGATATGTGTGTTCAAAAGACCAACTTCCTCGATATTTTTTTCACTTAGAATATACTTTGGGAATGACTCTTTATGCAGCATAATCATACGCTCAGCATTACTCATTGTACTATTAAATTTATTGTAATATCGAATATATGATTTTTGAATGCGATTGAAGTTATCTACTAAATATACAAAATGGTTCTGATATTTTGCATAAATATCAAATATTTCATTTCCACTTTTATTAAGTCTGTCAAGTATTTTGACATTCAGTTGTTTACTATAAAATTCATCTCTTAAGTCGTTTGCTTTAAATGAATAGTATTTTTCAGAAAGTATTTTATAATCTTCCACATTTTTCAAATTGAGGAGTATTTCTTCCATTTTGTGGAGTTCATCATAACATTGAGCTAATAAATAGCTTATTTCATTTACATGTTGCTTTTTTAAATCAAAAGAGGCTTGAAGCCTCCAATCATTGAATAAATATGTTGCTACAAAAGCAGCAAAGAATGCTCCACTTGCCCCAAGTATAGAGCCAAAAGCTGAAATATTATCTGCTGAAGTACTTAAAATACTCTTCATTGTACAATATGTAAGAAGTGCGAGTGCATAAGCAACTACGCCCCATAATAAAACTTCTGATAAAGTTACCTTTCTATGTTTCATTAATCACCAACTGTCCCTAAAATTGGAATCATCTGTGGCCCAATCATCCGAGCCTTACTAATAATCTCGACAAGTTCATCATAAGTTAAATCAAAAGAATCTTCACTATCAAAAACATAGACCATGTTTTTCTCTTCATATTCTCGTGGGGTAGGTGGGATAAAATCTTTAGATATCAGCATTTGAGGGAATTCTCTCCTTGGAGTTTTTATTTTTATTTATTTCTATTAGATTTTTTTATTCTTCTATCTTTCAGATATGTATATATTCTTCCTTTAATATGATAATTAAACCAACTTGCACGGTAGTGTTCTGCACTTATATCTATTTCTCCATATTCTTCATATTGCTCAAAATGTTTAAATTTTTCTAATTGTGAATGTACTTTAAAACTTTGCCAATCTATCACTCCCTCTTCTAAAGCTTTATCTATTACATTTTTAATATGAGAGGTACCTGTTTCATTTTTCAACTGGTCAATGTCAAATTTTAGTTTACCATCAAGTAAAGAGCTTTCTGGATTTTTACTTATAGTAATAAAAGAGTTTTCCCCATTTTTTGTTTTTATTTCAATGAAGTATAAAACATTGTTGCCGACTGGAATGCCATTTATAAATTCACCTTTATGTCTAATTATTAAACCTGTATAATAATGACTTAAAACCTTGTGAATAATATTTTTATATCTCAAATCACTACACACCACGATACCTTCTGTTGTATCTAATACTATCTTTTTCTTAATTTTTTTATTGCTTAAAACTTTTGAAAAATTTACTACTTTTTTCACCCCAGCCATGTATACAAAATGTGGTTCAAGTTTATGATTTAAACTTTCATATGGTTTTAATACAAATGTTTCGTTATAGCCATCGATTAATTGAACATACAGATTGTGACCTAATCTAATGAAAATTCTATTAATGATGACAGGTTTATCTTTTTTGTTGACTAAAATAATTGAAGAAATATAACTTTCAGTAGATGAGAAATCCCCGCGAGTAAGATAAGTTGCTGAAATATTAACTCCAGATTTTCTTAAGTAATTCATGGAGGTTATATATAAAGCTAATAGTGAAATTAATAATGTAGGAAGGAAATATTCCGGAGTTTCTTTAAGAAAATCTTTCAAATCTATATAGTAGATCGGATCAATACTTGTAAAATATATTGTCAAAAGTAATATTAAAGTGAAAAAGAAAATTAAAAAAAGTTTATCATTCATTGAATTTACCAAGTTTTTTTAGGTATTTAAAACAATCAGTGATATATAGTCAACAACTCATCCCATCGAAACGGATTTTTGCTTAATTTGTCACGGGACATAGACCAGTTGCGATTGGGAACAAAACATGGTCCGACTCCTAATTTCTTCTTTCCAAATTTGTTATGGATACCATCCATAGCCTGCATCAAACACTCTTTTTTCTCTATATGCTCGAAGTCAGTTAACAGGTCGTAGGTATGACCAGATTTAGGCTCCAGACCTGTAAGTATTACGCCACACTTCTTGTATTTAATTCCTTCCTTATAAATCTCATCCACCATCCTTGTTGCAGCTCTTACAAAATCAATAGCGCAATCCGTAGGCTCAGAAAACGAACCTGTGATTGATTTATTGTAGAGCGGCACATTAGGATCGAAAGGGTTTGACTGAACGAAAGCAATCATACATCCGCATAAAAGCCCTTCATCTCGCAATCTTTTACAAGCATCTTGAGCATACATGCTTATTGCTTCTTTCAAGTCGGTTAGCTCAGTTACACGACCCCCAAAGGATCTAGAGGCTACAATCTGTTTTTTTGAAGGTGGAGTATGCTCGATCTCAATGCATGAGATACCTTGTAATTCGTAAATGGTTCTTGCCATCACAATTGAAAACTTCTTTTGCATCTCTCGAGGTTCAGAACAAGCCAGATCAAGCACCGTATTAATACCCATAGAATGCAACTTCTTTGCATGTTTACGGCCAACACCCCAAACTTCAGATACTTCAATTAATGAGAAATAATATTCTTTGTTGCACAGATCCATTGATACCAGATCGCACACACTGTTAAAGCCGGGATTCTTTTTAGCTATATGGTTAGCTATCTTCGATTCTGTTTTACTTCTGCCAATACCGACGCAAACTGGTAAGCCCAGCCACTTCCAAATTTGTTGACGCATCTCTTGGCCAACTTTTTCTAAATCAAAGTTCTTTTCATAAGCAGTGAAATCAACAAAGCATTCATCAATCGAATAAGGTTCAACCTCTTCATCAGTTACGTACGAACTTAGAATCTTATGAAAACGCCTCGACATTTCTGCATACATTGCATAGTTGCTTGAAAGTACGATTACGCTATGTTTTTGAACTATGTCTTTAATTTGGAATAACGGCACACCCATCTTTATATTTAAATTTTTCGACTCATTGCTACGTGCTACGGCGCACCCATCGTTGTTACTGAGAACAATCACCGGTTTATTGTTCAAACTTGGGTCAAAGACTCTCTCACATGAAACGTACATGTTATTTACATCGATGAGAAAGAAGACTTTGTTCTCATGTTTCATGATCGTTTTCTTGTATTTTTTAGAATATAAGTAACAACTCCCCAAATTATTAACTCTTGGCCATCCGAAAAATAAATATTTTTATATTCAGGATTTTCTGCCTTAAGCCATTTTCTCTCATCAATCATTAAGCGCTTAACAGTGAAGTCATTATCAATAAGAGCAACAACAATATCGTTGTGTTTCGCTTCAAGGCTACGATCTACAACAAGCTCGTCATCAATATCTATACCAGCATTCAACATTGATAAAGATGCTACACGCACTATAAACGTAGCTGTTTCATTTTTTATTAGATGCTCATTCATATCGAGCGCTTTGTCTATGTAGTCTTGGGCAGGGGATGGAAAACCTGCGTTAATCTTTTCTAATGCGTAGGGGATAAGCATGTGAGTAGTTGGAATAACTTGCTTGAATGATAAGGCTTCAGATAAAACAACACCTTGTAAGTATGGTTTTATCTGGATAATGGATGGTGCAATTTCGCTCATAGAATATCCCCTAACTTGAATTTGTAACATATTCAAGATGATATGCTAGAGCTTAGTTAAATTTCAAATTTAAAAACTTGTGGATAAATAATGACTAGTCGTAACTTGTCGCACATTATTGTTCATTTGGTCGGAATTTCTTCAATTCTGATCTAGGTTGTGCTACGAACTCATCAGTAGGCATATCTAAGAAAAACTCCTTTGCTTCTTCATGTTTACAATGCAGCCAATCATCTCTTAGCTCTGGTGGAATAACAATAATAGAGCGCTTTTCATCAGTGGGCGCATGGAACTGCTTCATGAAAGGGTGGTGGTCAGAATTAATTGTGAGCATGCTCATAGATCTGATTTCTTCGCCATTGACTACCGCATATTCATAAATACCGGCAATAGTGAAAGGCATATCATCTTTCCGATAAATTCCCCACCATTCAGGCTTATTGTTTATGTACTTCGGTTCAAAAATTACATCGGCAGGTATTAAGCAGAATTGATTTTTCTTCCAAGCATTACGAAAGCTAGGCTTTTCGTGAACTGTTTCAGTTCTTGCGTTGTAAGTGTTGTGAACTTTTTTTAGTTCTTTAACCCATGGGGCGACTAACCCGAAGCGTGCTAATCGCCATTCCATTTGTTCTTTTTTAGAGATTAGAAGGGGAGCTTCATAGTTAGGATAGATATGATCTTTATATTCAAATGTTGGCTCAAACAGATCCAGCAGATGAATTCTATCTTTTGCAATTGGTTCGTAGTTTGAGCACATAGCATATCCTTATTTTATAATATTCACTTTATCAATTGTTAGAGTACACAAAAAAGTTACTTTTCATCTTTATCAATAAGATTAATAAAACTTTCTCCTTTTAAAATTAGATATTGGTTATCATTGTTGTTAACTTTAATAAAAATATAATTTCCATTATAGTATTCAATATCTAATGAGTTGTGAATATTTAAGTTGGCTTTTACTTTATTTAAATAGATTCTTTCATTAACAGTTTTTGGCAACTTATTAACTTGGGTATAAAATTTTAAAAAACTGGATGAAAAATGAAGTGATAATAGTAAAAAAGTAGGGAAAATAATAATTGCTAGAAAAATGTACCAAATATTTGAAGACATAAAATTCTCTACTGCTTGTTTCTTGTCTTTTTCTAATGAAGGAGATTTAAGATTTATATTTTTAAATGCATAAAGTGAAAGTATAATAAAAGCTACTTCACTTAAGTATATTGTAGAAAGTATTTCACAAATAAACTGCATAATTGAAATAAAGAGTGGTATTTCTTTCTTTAAAAATAAATCTATAAAATAGAGGTAACCACACATAAGAAGTAAAATAAAGGAAGGGTATAGTTTATTTTTTATATTATTGTGGATATTTTTAAGATTCCATCCTATTTCTATTTTTTCTTTGGTGCTGAAAAATCTATTGAATACTAGGAAAGTTATTAAAGAAAGAGAAATAATAAAAATAATAAATAACCCATCTGGAATTACTTGTTGGGCAGAGAAAAAACGTATAAAAGATGGATCTAGAAGATATAGTCTTGATAATTGAATAAAACCACCCAAAAAAGCAGGGAGAAAAATTATAAAACTCCAATGTTCTTTATAGAAATCTATTTCTTTCCAAAAAGGTATCTTTTTTTTGGGCTGCAAACTAAACATAAATCCCCATTAAGTAAAATATTAGTTTCTAGATTCTGTGTACTAAACTATCAGTATCGATATATTTTGGTAACTTTATAATTTCAACTATATTTTCACAAGGTATATTTTTTCCACGACCAGCATCTACACCTATTTCATAATTACCTAATAATGAACACCAGTAATCAATTAAGTAAGAATCAAAATAGACTGTGTCTTTATGAACCCAAAATTTAACTAAGGTAGGATGCAATAAGTTTAACACAATCTCATATATATCATCATTATATGACACATCAAAAAATATTTCTGGTAAGTTTAAAAATGATCTTTGAAATGTATTCTCTATAGCATCTTTTTTACGAAGAAAGGCAAAGGGGCCGACTACTTCAAATTGATGTTTCGGTAGATCATGAGCCAGCATTGCATCCTCGTAGGGCTTAATATTTAAATCTGGATAAAGCCTTTCAATGTTTGAAACAAAGCTAGAAATACCCTCTCTTGAATTTAATAAACCTTTTGCAAACCACTCTTTGGTACAATCAGAACCAGTTCTGTGATAAAAATAAATTTTAAATTTTTCATTTTCAATTTTTAAAGGAGTAGCATTTAAACGAACACATATCATATATAAAAATATGTTCTCGTTCTTTGTAACTTTAAATTCTTCATATAATTGTTGTAAGCTCTCCATTTTACTATAAATTTTTTCAGTTGTGATTTGATAATAAGTTGCTAGAGTATTCAAAGCATCTTTATCATCATCATAGCTGAATACAAATAGTTCTTCAGACATAAGCTTGGCACCCAAAAGTTAAATGATATTTCAATATGTTATTAAGTCTTCGTTTTTTAATTAGACCAATTTTCAATATGAATGGCCCATATTTGCATCATTTCTCTTTATTTAGCTAAAAATCTCACTCAAAACTATATAATTATTCTGTAATCCCAACGACCAGCCGATCTCTTTGTAGAAAGGTTCGCCATATTTAATTGTGTGCTCAATATAAAAGTAAACCCAATCTTTCATTTGCTAATTCTCAATATTTCAGTAAGTGATTTAATTTTTCGGAAGACTTTAGTCAGCCCAACTATTCACAATATTTGCTTATAATAATATTATTATGCTCAATCCATTTTTCTCTCATATTCCTTATTGATTTTTGTTCAAAGTAGATTCTGTTTTTGATTAAAGCTTTTGAAATGTCAGATAGCACAACATTTTCAATCATATTCATAGCTTTACGAAGATCATCAAATGTTACTTGGACATACCCATCGGTTACATCGTTGTCATCATCACCTACCATGTGATTGATGAGTTTTTTAATTGTGTAACTACCAATAGCTAGACTATTTGCGATAGTTCCGAAGGTTCTCCGCAAGTCGTGAAATGTAAATTCAATGCCAGTTGCTTCAGTTATGGTATGACGAGCTTCACGCTTATCAACGATATGTGAATCAAGCGTATCACCAGCGAAAACGTATTTATTATTGCCAGCAAGTTTTTTGCGTTCTGACAAGATATACCAAAGCATTTCTCCCATGGGGAGAAGTAGATCTTCATGATTTTTGGGATCCTGAATTTTTATAGTTCCATATTTTAAGTCAACATTTGCCCATTCCAGTGTTTCACCTTCTTCTCTTCGGAATCCGGTTAGGATCAATAGAAGTAAGAAGTCCTGATTTGTGTATGCGCGGTGATTTAAATTTTGATTGCCTGACCACCAGTTCGTACACACGGCAAGTGACCAGTCATGGATCTGGTCTGCTCGAATATACCCCTTACGACGTTTTATCTTGTTCCATTTCTTCTCTTTATAAATAACCCCTACAGGGCTTTTTTCAGTGATAATTTTTTCATCATTATCGTTATATAGAATTGAGGCATTGAAGTTGTAGACAGCTGATAAAAACTTCATTGCAAGATTTGCCTGAGCTAAACTCCGCACAGATAAATCCATATGCTTGTTTAAAGTCATTTTCTGAGAAATTTCAGTAATTTTGATGTTTTTCCAATCTTTAAAATAATCATTGGCACATCGGTCATAAGCATCAATCGTATTAGCGCTTAGCTTTTTTTTACTTTTGTAGACTTCATAGGCTTGTTCGAGCGTTGGGATTAATTCATTTGCTTCTTTTTCGGATTTAAAGTCATTCTTTAATTGTCTTTTTTGAGCAACTGGGTCAATGCCCTGATGCATCATTAATAGTATTTTTTTAGCTTCAGTACGTGCTTGCTCAAGAGTATATACACCATGTTTACCAATAGACTTCCTTTTGTTGCGACCATCGGGCATTCTCGTTTCAACAAAATAGGTTTTAGACTTTGTTGCAATTAAGCCAAAACCAATAGTAACCGAGTCACGATAAAATTTACTTCCAGTTTCTTCGAGAGGGATGCTGTCGATAAATGTTTTTGTAAGCTTATATCTTTGGCTCAT